AGGTACGCCTGAAGATGTTTATTATTTTAGTGTCCCGCAAGTTATGGGAATGATGCAAGATCCGAATCCTCAAATACAAGGGGTCGGGATGCAATTAGCCGATATGATGGCTTCGACTCCTGGGATGGAGATGGTTCCCGCGACTCGCGATCAAATAACGATGATGGCCGAAGGTGGCCCGATATCCGAGGAACGTCTTAATAACGCAAGATTAAGATAATGGCTAAAAATCCGCGTATCCCTAGGAAAAAAGGGCAACCCGCGAAAAGTAAAAAACATAGCGATTTATATACAGATGAAGATCCGAAAGGTACGATCCACGGATTAAAATTTGCTACTGTTAAAGATGCGCAAGCAAGTGTAGCTAAAATTAAAAAAGCTAAACGTACTCCTGCTCATAAAATCCAAGCAGCAATAGCAATGGAACAAAGAGCTAAAGCAGCGGGTAAAGCAAGCGCAGCTCAAGTTTATCGTCGATATATAAATGCAAACAAAAAATCCACTCGAAAATCTTAAAAGCGTAGACCTTTCCCATCTCTCTAAGGAGGAGGCGAAAGAGTTTACGATATTACTTGAGGAATTAGAAAAGCGTGAAAAACGCGAAAGTTCTATGGCGTCGTTTTACGATTTCGTTAAAACGATTTGGCCAGAGTTTATTGCGGGTGCACACCACAAGAAGATGGCCGAGGCTTTCGACAAGATTGCTTCAGGAGAGTCAAAAAGACTCATAATCAATATGCCCCCACGACATACGAAGTCAGAGTTTGCTTCGTATTTGTTTCCTGCATATTTATTAGGTAAGCGCCCTAAGCTCAAAATTATTGAGGCAACTCATACCGCTGACCTTGCGATTAATTTCGGGCGTAGAGTCCGTGACTTAATTGAAAGTGAGGAGTATGCGGAGATATTTCCAGCTACCGAACTAAAAGCTGACTCACGAAGCGCGGGTAAATGGACGACTTCGCAGGGCGGTCAGTATTATGCAGCGGGTATTGGTGGTGCACTCGCGGGTCGTGGTGCGGATTTGTTTATTATTGACGATCCGCACTCTGAGCAGGATGCATTTTCGGATAAGGCGTTAGAAGAAGCCTACGAATGGTATCAAACTGGGCCTCGTCAGCGTCTACAGCCAGGAGGTGCGATCGTTATCGTAATGACTCGTTGGTCTAAAAAGGACGTAACGGGTAAATTAATCAAGCGAATGACTCAGGAACAGGGGGGAGATGAGTGGGAGATTATTGAGTTTCCTGCGATATTGCCTTCGGGCAAACCGTTATGGCCTGAGTTTTGGAAATTAGAAGAATTAGAAGCGACGAAAGCGTCGATTCCTCCGTCAAAATGGGCAGCGCAGTATATGCAGCGCCCTACTGGAGAAGGGATTTCTATTATTCCGAAGGAATGGATTAAAGAATGGCCTAACGATGACCCTCCTTCTTGCGATTATTTGATACAGAGCTACGATACGGCGTTTTTAAAATCAGAACGAGCGGACTATACGGCGATTACGACATGGGGTGTTTTCTATCCTGAAGGTAAAATCGGCGATGAATTGTATTCTGGTAAGGATGCCCACATAATTTTGTTGGATTGTGTGAAAGAGCGCTTAGATTTTCCAGAATTGAAGCGGGAAGCGATGCGTTTGTACGAATATTGGGAGCCTGATTCGATTATTGTCGAAACAAAAGCCTCTGGTATTCCGCTCACACAAGAATTACGGCGTCAGGGTATTCCGATAAACACCTTTTCACCGAGTAAAGGTCAGGATAAGATCGCAAGATTGAATACGGTAAGTGCGATTTTTCAAGAAGGCCGTGTTTGGGTGCCTGATACGAACTGGGGACAAGAATTAGTTGACGAAATCGTAGATTTTCCGAATGGAGAGAACGACGATTGCGTAGATGCGACGACATTAGCACTTATGCGCTTTAGACAAGGCGGTTTTTTGCGTTTAGAGGGCGATTATGACGACGATGAAGAGTATTATCCAAAAATTCGTGTCTATTACTGATTTATTCTAGTAAAAAATAAGAGTATGGTGGCAAACCATGGCTGAAGTACAGATTCCCGAGGGTGAAGAGAACGTAGAAATCCTTTTTGACGAAGAGGATAACGTTCTTGACCCGTCTCTTTTGACCGAAGAGGTCGAAATCCCGTTTGAAGAAAACCTAGCCGAGTTTTTAGACCCAGCTACCCTTTCTGAGGTCTCTAGTGAGCTAACTACTGCGTTCGAAGAAGATTTAAATTCTCGTGGTGATTGGTACGAGGCGTTTAAAGACGGATTAGAACTATTAGGCGTAGACAGTGACCCTAGAAGTGAGCCGTTCGAGGGCGCGAGTGGGGTATATCACCCGTTGTTGGCCGAAGCTACTACTCATTTCCAAGCGCAAGCGTATAAAGAACTTCTTCCTGCAAACGGCCCAGTAGATACTAAGATCATGGGGGCGTCTAACGATCCGAAAGCGATGCAAGCTAATCGCGTTAAGGATTTCATGAACTATCAGCTCATGTATAAAATGGAAGAATACGATCCTGAAATGGATCAGATGTTATTCTTTTTGCCTCTAGCTGGTTCAGCATTTAAAAAGTGTTATTTCGATCCGGCGATGGGCCGAGTCGTTTCTAGGTTTATCAAAGCCGAAGACCTCATCGTTCCGTACTACACTACGGATCTTCATACGTCTCCTCGTATTACTCATCGTATGGCGATGTCAGAAAATGACTTGCGTAAACTACAGTTGAGTGGGTTTTATAGAGATATGCCCATGAGTTCTCCTAGCTATTCAGCTGATGGGGAAAATTCAGTACAAGATAAGATTGATGAGATAGACGGTGTTTCTAGGACAGGAACTCAAGCTGAATATACGTTACTTGAGTTTCATGTAGAACTAGATATCGAGGGCTTTGAACATACGGACGGTGATGGAGAGCCGACAGGGTTGGCACTTCCGTATATTGTTACAATCTGTAAAGATAACAATACTGTTTTATCTATTCGTAGGAATTACGAAGAAACAGATCCGATGCGTAAGAAGATTGAATACTTCACGCATTACAAGTTCCTCCCAGGACTAGGCTTCTACGGATTTGGCCTAATCCACATGATTGGCGGCGTCACCCGTTCCGCAACGTCAATTCTTCGTCAACTTATTGATGCTGGCACTTTAGCCAATCTTCCAGCTGGCTTCAAAGCTCGTGGCTTAAATATACAGAGATCTGATGATCCTGTACAGCCAGGAGAATGGCGAGATGTGGATACTCCTGGGGGGACTATTCGTGATTCTTTTATGCCTCTCCCGTATAAAGAGCCAAGCGCAACATTAGCACAGCTATTAGGATTATTGGTTGAATCTGGACAGCGGTTTGCTTCTGTTATGGATAACCAAACAGGAGACGCTAATAGTCAAGCTCCTGTAGGGACTACTGTTGCGTTATTAGAAAAAGGCCAGAAAGTAATTTCTGCAATCCATAAGCGATTGCACTATGCCCAACGTAACGAGTTTAAGATTCTTAAGAGATTGTTCGGGGAGTATTTACCGCCGGAATATCCTTATCAAGTACAGGGTGCTCAGCAGACGGTTTTTGCTGAAGACTTTAACAATAGCGTAGACGTTATCCCTGTATGTGACCCGAATATCTTTAGTACGACTCAACGTATTATTTTAGCGCAGACACAGCTTCAGATGGCTCAGAGTGCTCCTCAGATCCATAATATGAAAGAAGCGTTTCGTAAGATGTATATCGCTTTAAACATTAAAGATATCGATGATATCTTAATGCCTGATTCAGCCCCAGCTCCTAAAGACCCCATTCAGGAAAATATGGACGCAATGATGGGGATGCCTCTGAAAGCGTTTATTCAGCAGAACCACGATGCGCATGTTCAAGCGCATATTGCATTTATGCAAAACCCTCAAACCCAGCAAAATCCTCAGTCAATGGCTGCGTTGCAAGCTCATATTCAAGAGCACCAAGCCTTGAAATATCGCATACAAGTAGAGGAAATGCTGGCACAACAAGGTATGGAATTACCCCAGCCTGGACCAGATGGTCAGATGCCTCAGTTGCCTCCAGAGTTAGAAAGTCAGATAGCTGTGGCAGCTGCTCAAGTTACTCAGCAGATTACTGGGCAAGAGCAAGCCTTAGCACAAGCGATGGCTGCACAACAACAAGACCCAGAAAGAGAAATGTTCCAGCAGCAGCTAGAGTTAGAGTTCGAAAAACTCAAGCAGCGTGATAGAGATTCTGAGCGTAAAGCACAGCTTGAAAGAGAGCGTATTGAATCTCAAGAG